CACTTTTTTGCCATTTTAGGTTCGTTTGCGTGCATCCATTTTCTCTGTTTTTCTGATTTGAATGGCATTATATTAATTTCCTTATAAGCTTATCAAAAGTTTTCTTATATTTATCTAACATTTTAATTGTATTAGTTATTTCTCTATCCTCTCTACTACCGTTTTTAATACCACCTTTTTTGTTAAATTCATTATATGCTTTAACCATATTAGTAAAACATTTATTTATCTTATGTGAAAAATCTTGAGCCGCAAAATTTTCTTCATTTAACTGTCCTTGTTCATATTCAGTCATACCACTTCCAGACCACCTTTTAGGGCCTGTATATGCTTTTGTATTTTGATTTTTATTACCAAATGCTTTAGCCGTAGGTCCATGTGATACATGTAATGGTCCAAATTCTTCCTTTAATAAATCTGCAACAGAATCTTTTGGTTCCTTTGGAGTAACTTTTTTTTCTTCTTTTTTAGGTAATCCAAGTATGTCTCTATAATTCATATTAAACTCCTCTAAAGATATCATTAATAATATCTTCTACTTTACAATCATGACAACAAGTTCCATCTCTAGACCCTAATCCTTCATTAATACTTTCTCTAACTTGACCAGGTGACATAAAAGCACCTTGTGTAGATGGGTTTGATACAAAGTCAAACGCGATCAATTCAAAATCATCTTTAACTTTAACTGTTGGTTGTTCTCCATTATCGTCTTCACTCATATCTTCATGTATTTCTTCAACTGAACCCATACCTCTAGATGATATACCAAGTTTGATACCACTCTTAAATAATTCTTTAAGTATATTACCAGCAGGTGTTCCTAATACTTCAACTGTACCAATCAAATCATGGCCTTTCCAATGCATTTCTAAAACATTATGAGATACATTATTGAGGTTTACAACTGAACTATCTGGATGGTCAAGTTCTCCAAGAGCTCTTCTTTCGTGTATTTGAGTTTTTGCATATTTTTCAGCTTCCCTCATCAACGTTTCATGTGGATATACTCTACCATTTTGATTTTTAGCGTCAGACCGTTGTAACACACCAGCCACAATTAACTTACCATTCTTTTTCATTGATTCGTTAATTTGTTGTGGTGTTACCTCAAAAGGTATGTAATCTACTAATAATTGTTTTGACATTTTCTATATTCTCCTTATTATGCTAATGTGCATCCTTCTTGTGATAATATTACCCATTTAGATACACAAAATATCAATGTACACCTATCTCCAGCATCATCCATTGTAATTGTACTATATCCTTCTAAATTAGTTGGTGTTATTATTGCATCTCCAGTACCATCTGTTTTGAGTGTAATTACTTTAATTTGTCCTTCAGCCCCATCGGCTAAACTAAATGCATCATCTGTAGCATCAGTTGTTAATTGACTTTCAACGGTTGTCAATGAAATTGCTTGAGATGCTGCTTGACCAGGAGCATCAGATAAAGTATCTTCTATTACTACGGCTGAATGACCACCAATTTTTAATGTACCACCGATTGCTGTATTACCAGATGTATCGGCTACTGTAAAATTATCAGCTGCTAAACCAGCATTACCAGTTATCAAACCAGTAGCTGTTACAGTACCAGCAAACGAAGTATTGTTGGTTGCATTTAATGTTATACCAGTAGTACCTGCAGCATTTTTAAAAAGTGTTGAACCGGCATCAGTAAATGTTATTCTCTGATCACCACCCGAATCTGTTATATGATCTCCATCATTTAATAATAAAGATCCCGTAGCTCTCTGTACATTAGGATAAGGTCCAGATGTTAATGTTACTTTTTCAAATCCTTTTGGGTCCCATGATGGCATATCTTTTCTCCTATTTCCAACTGTTTCGTTTAATCCAGATATCTCTATAGACATCTGCAATTACACTACGAATTAAATTTTTTATTATATCTAAATCTTTAGACTCTAAAGCTTCACCAATTTTTTTCCTATGACTATTGGATTTTGTTTTATAATCACTCTTCTTTTTATTACCTTCTGGATCAAAAGCAAAAGGTGTCATATAAGCACCACCTACTGAAGCAGTAGTGTTAACTTCTTCTATCTCCTCTTCGTCTAAAATCTCTTCGACTAAAGACTCAAGCAAATCATTAAATGACTTTTTTGTTTTTACTTCCACTTTTCTTTAGCTCCTTCAATAGTTCCATATATCTCATAGTCTGAACAACTATATTATCTTTTACTAATTTAGATTTTCCCACACCACAAAACTTATCTATTCTTTTAATTGCTTCTGCTAATTTAATTTGAACAACTTTATCTTGTAATTTATTAGAATGTTGTTTTAATTCTTTCTTAATAGCAGGTACAACTTTTTCAAGATATTCCTTTAAAGAATTTGTATTGGAAACATTATTAATGTATGCTCTTAATAATGATTTCTGTGGATAATTTAAATTGGAATGTTTTGAATTGAATTTTTCTAAAAGTGTTTGATAAGTTATAATTCTTAAATCTTCGTCTTTTGGTAAAATAGCAGTTAGTGAAGATTGAATATTTGTTTTATTACTTGTTGTTACATGTTCAACTAAATTAAAATGTGATTCAGTTTTTTCAACTGGAGATATATTATTATATTCAAATAATTTATATATAGATGCATAAACAGAATAGTTTCTCACCTTTGATGAAAGAAAATTCTGTAAATCATAATTGTTTTTTATCTCTTTTATAAGATTATATTTCTCTCTTTTAAGAACAGAATTATTTAAATTCTTCCTTTCACTTATAACCTCATTTATAAAATAATCAGCTTTATTATCGTTATTAAACTTTTTGTTTATTAAAATATTATAAAGAGCTAGTTCTTTACCTAACTCTGTCCTTTCATTAAACCTTTGTTTAATCATACGTGCTGCTTTCGAGTCGTTTTTCTTATCCAAAACATCCGCTGTAATCTGTCTAAGTAAAAATTCAAACAATAGACCAGTATTACGGACCTTTGAATGCTTTAACTTACGGTTTCGCATACGAAGTTCTCCGTTCTATAGTATTATGTAGTTTTTCATATATAAATATAAAATTTTTAGACTTTTGTATATATTTATTCATCTTTTAGTATGTTTTCTTCACTTAAAATACTTTTATTTCCAATATCTTTACCAAATTTTTTCTGTAAGGATTTTACTAAACTTTCTCTAGCTACAAGAGTTGAACCCTTTGATGTTGCTAGTGGTGATTTACCTTTAAACTCTCTCTTACCTTGTCGTTCTCTATGATAAGCGGTGGCATCTTTTAAATCTTTTGAAGTAGCCCCATTTGGATTAACAGGTTTCTTGAACCTATCTTTTTCACTACCACCCCATTCACCACTACCTTCACCGAAGTTGAATACACTTGAACCAGCTTCAGTATTAACAGTATCTTTCTCACCAGTAACTGCTGGATCATTTCCTTCCATAGCAATCTGTTCAAATCTAAATTGTTGTTTAAGATCTTCAATAATTTGATTAAATACATTTCTTTTTGTACCTTCATTCATTTCAAAAATATTATCATAAACCCATTCACGAGAAAATAGTTTATTTTCTAATACACTACTTGCGACTTCCATTTGTTGAGTTAATAATTCAAGCTTTTCTTGTTCATGAATCATGGATGGATTTGTTAATTCTAAATTAAAATTAATAAGTTCAGCATCTTCAAATCCCTGTGTATATAAATGAACAATAGCAATCTTTTCAAGTTCAGCAATTACTATCTTCTGAAGTCTTTCTATTGTTCTTGAAAATCTAACATCTTCAGCTGCAAGTGTAGCTTTACTTCCGACACCTTCTTCATATCCAAGAAATGCTTTTGGTATTTTTAAAGCTGCCATCATTTTGTTTCGTAGATATTCTATATCATCAATTTGACCATTGTTATCCAATCCCTGTAAAGTATCGATGGATGTTCCACTATCACCACCTCTAACAGGTAAGAAATAATCTTCAGTTACCGATTCCATATTATATCTTAAATTATAATCACCAGTCTTTTGATCTATAACAGGAGTTTTTTTCATTTTATTAATGATTTGTTGCATGAAGTTATCTACTTCATTTGGTGGAATATTACCTATATCTAATTTGAAAATTCTTTTTTCTGGAGCTCTCATAATACGATGAATTAACATAGCGTCTTCCATAAGTTGTAATTGTTTCCATACTTTACGAGCACCTTCTAACATTGACTTACCATATGGTAGAAAGTTACCATCACTCATTAATCTGAAGTGAGCTACTTCATAATTTTCTAAAAGTTCTTGTGGATCTCCAAATGGAATTGTATTTCTAGCATCTTCCGGTGTAACTTCAAACTGAACTAATTTGGGATTTTCTGGATCATGATCTTCTATTCTAAACACTTCATATACTGACATTGGTCTTACATTCACTATACCAAGTTTATCTATTATTTCTAAATACATAAAATGGTCACCATATTTTGTTAAATTACGAAGCCACGGCCATAAATTAAATTGAACATTCATTATATCGTAAAATAAATTATGTAAAATTTTTGTAACTTTTGGATTGTCACTTTTAATTTTTAAAATTTCACTTTCCACATTATCTACTGTAGATTCATCCGAATAGATATCAAGAGCTGATGATATAATTGGATCTTCATCCATTAATTCATAATCTCTAAATAATTCTTTTCTAGCAACATCAAATGCATTTTTAGCATTCTGTTTAGCAGCATATTTACCCATAGATGTGTTATAAGATCCCATAACTTTTTGATATCTATCAATAAAATTAGATGTTAACCCCTGTTGTAAAAAATTAACATCTTTAACCTTCAACTGACCAGTAGGTGTTTTTCTAACTACTATCTGATTTTGAAGTAATTTTCCTAATCTCGTTAGTATGTTTTCTTGTTCTGCCATAATTCCCCCATTTTATTTATCCTAATAACCAAGTTAAATCTTCTTTATCCTTACCAGTATCCATTTCAAATGGATCTTTTTTTGGATGACCTGGAGTTCCTTTTTGAAATCCAGCTGATAATTCTTCTTTGTTTCCATTATTCTCTAACATAGCATCCATCATTTTCCATTGTGTATTATTTCTATCTGTCTGGATTCTTAATGCAGTATCTCTAATCCAAAGAGCAATTGCATATGACATAACTAAATCATCATTGTATCCTTGCATAGCTTCTGTTCGTGAATTATGATAAATGTAAACAAACAATTCATCAATAAGTCTGTTTGAATAAAGTTTAACTAATTTTTCTCTTGTATATTCTTCCATTTTTGCGATAATCAATGGTTTTGTTTTCATTGTTGTTGAAAATCCAGCAACCATACTCCTATCCTCTGCTCTATACCTATTTGTATTCTGTTGATTTTCTGTATCAACATATTTTAAATCTTTTGATTGATAAAATGTGTTTTTGTACCCTCTATCTATAATAGTTTGAAGAGTAGCCCAACCTACATTGTTGTTTTCCACTACAAGTAAAGCATCATTATACTTTGTAGCTAAATCTATTAAAAAATGACCATAATCTGTAGTAGATAATTGACCTTTATATTCAGCACATTGTACCATATCCTTAACTTCAAATACTTGACAAGCTGAATAATCTGTACTATCTCCCCTAGCAACATCAGCAACAACAATATAATCTTTTGTATAATCTGGTTGTTCCCACACCCAAAGGTTTCTATCTATACCTTCTTGTAGTAAAGGTTTTTTAACCATATTCTCTTGATACCAAGTTAATATTTTTGGATCAACTACAGATTCACCAGAAGTAAGGAAGTCAGTATCACATTCTTGAGCCGCTTGTGAGGGACCTAAAATTTTATCTTGTTCATCTCTCCAAGCCTGATCCCTATCCGGATGATCTGTCCAGTGAAGTCTGATTGTATTAAACTCATTTGTACCATCATCAGCACCAACCCATTGTTTGTGAAACCAGTTACCCACACCATTTGGTGTAGAAAGAACAATAGCATCACCACCAGTTGCTAGTGTTTGTTGAGCAGCTGTCCATATTGTATCTACTTTATCAATGAATGCCGCCTCATCAATTATAAGAAGTGATAACGCTTCTGAACGACCCGCTGATTCGTTAGATGCAATAGCTTTAATCTGTGAACCATTAGTGAATCGAATTGATAATTTATTTATTTCCTCTGTACCCGTTCTTAACCATTGTGGTAAACCATCATACATTACTCTTACTTTTGTTACAAGATTTTTAGCTGTATCTTTGCCAGTAGCAATAACAAGAATATTCTTATCGTTGTGAAACAACATCATCCAAAGAGAGTAACCCGCAGATAAGGTAGATATACCTAATTGACGAGCTTTGAGAATTA